TTGCTGTTAGAAGTGGTGTAGAATTCTCCGAAGTCGTTGGTGCTGTTTAATATTTTTGATATAAATAATTACAATAAGATTAGGAGAAATTAAATGGCATACGGATCTATTACAGATTTTAAAGGAGCTCTCGCACTAGGGGGAGCTCGCCCAAGTTTATTCAAGATAGAGATAGTATCATCACCAGCTGGTGTTACTATACCAGCAGATCATGTACATAAATGTTTTACTTCTGCGATACCTGGCTTGACTATCACACCAATAGAAAAACCATATTTTGGTAGAATAACCAAAATTCCCGGCGAGATGGCTTTTGAAACTTTATCGACAACTTTTTATAATGCCGAAAACTATGATATTAGAACTGCTTTAGAAACTTGGACAGATATAATAAATGACCCTACTACTAATGAAGGGGTTTCTGGTCCTCCATCATCATTTAACGGACAAGTTGATTTAACTCACTTTGGCAAAGATGGTAAAGAAGGAATGAAATTTCAATTTAGAGATTGTTGGCCTACTTCAGTCGAAGCGATTGCACTAGATTATGATAGTAGTGGTGAAATGGAAAGTTTTGCAGTCACATGGTCTTATGATTACTTTACAATGAAAGCAGGGAAAATTACTACTACAAACGGAACGCAAGAAGGTGCTGCACAGTCCGAGTAATAAATAGTATAATTTAAAATTAAAGGAAAACAATGGCATTACCACTTCTATCCACATTTAAATCAAGACTTGCTAATGGTGGTGGCTCAGCTAGGCCAAATTTATTTAAAGTATCGATTAAAAATACACCCAAAACTGCTCTCTCTATTACTGCAGAGGAGCAAATTTTAATTAAAGCTACTTCAATTCCAGAATCAACAATTGCTGCACAACCTATAAATTATGGTGGAAGACCAATTAATTATTCTGGATTTAGAACTTATGCTAACTGGTCAACTACTATCATGAACGATGAAGATTTTTCAATAAGAAATAGAATCCAAGAATGGATGAGACAAATTTCTGGTAGGTTAGACGGTCAAAGAAATAAAACACATGGTGCTTATGTGAATGCAGCCGGTGGTTATAATGAAGGTGTCGGTACTGTCATTCAAGTCAATAAAGATGGTAGTGATGGAGAAAGTTACACAATGAAAAATCTTTGGCCAACGTCTATTGCATCAATGCCAGTAGATTGGAGTGTCGATGGAATGATGTCCTTCGATGTTGAATGGTGTTACGATAGTTGGACACATAATTAATTTATAGAAACAGATAAATGAATGGCTTTCGCACTTTCAGAATTCAAATCAAATCTAAGGGGAGGTGGTGCAAAGTCATCTCTCTTTCATGTCAATCTTAACTTTCCTGCTGCACTCAATCCAACTGATGGGCCTCCTGGCTTAATACCAGTTGATACATCACAATTCCTAATACAAGCAGCATCTATCCCAGCAAGTACAATTACAACATATGATGTATTTTATCACGGAAAAGCAATAAAAGTTGCTTCAGATAGAACTTTTGCGACGTGGGAAACTACTATTATAAATGATGAAGATTTTGGAGTGAGGAAAAAAATAGAAAAATGGATGAATTTACTCTCAAACCCCGAACTAAATACTAGAAGTGGAGACATAACTAAGGTAGGTGTAAAAAGAGAAGGTGAAAATGCCGGTTATAAACAAGATATAAGTGTTACTCAATTTGGTAAAGACGCTAGCAGTTTAGAAACGTATAAGTTTATAGGAGCATTTCCAACTGACTTATCCGCGATCACTCTTGATTGGGCAGCTGGAACTATCGAAACTTATAGTTGCACTTGGAGTTATGATAGGTGGGAGAATTAAAATTATATGAAAAATTACAATAGGAGAATAAATTATGGCTTTTGAAATATTTGGTTTCAAAATTGAAAGAAAATCATCTGGTGCACCAAACGCAAATGTTCCAGTATTTACTATGCCGGAAAATGACGATGGTTCTATGATGGTATCTGGAGCTGGTGCTTACGGTACTTCTCTGGATTTAGATGGTCAGTATAAAAGTGAAATTGAACTGATTCTAAAATATCGTGAAATGGCTCAAACTTCTGATTGTGAAATAGCGATAGACAATATTATCAATGAATCAATTGTAGTAGATGATACACGAAATCCTGTTGATATTATCCTCGACAGAACAAATCTATCCGTTGGAATCAAGAAAAAAGTAACCGATGAATTTCATACAGTATTGGATTTATTGAATTTCAATAATTTTGGTTACGATATTTTCCGCAGATGGTATGTAGAAGGTAAGTTATATTACCATATTATGATTGACGAGAACAATCCAAATCTTGGAATTGTTGAACTCCGCAGTCTAGATGCTACAAAAATTAAAAAAGTAAAACAGATAAATCAAAAAGATACTGCTGACCCAAAGAAAAAAGAGGTTAGTATGCAATCGATGTTCAATTATAATGAAGCTGGATTGGGAAATAGAACATCCGATGGTTTGTTAATTTCGGGTGATAGTATCGCATACGCTACCTCTGGTTTACTTAATCCCGCAAAAACTGGAGTATTATCTTATCTCCACAAAGCAATCAAACCACTCAATCAACTCCGAATGGTAGAAGACGCTATAGTCATCTATCGTATCTCAAGAGCACCTGAACGAAGAATTTTCTATATTGATGTTGGTAATCTACCTAAATTAAAAGCAGAACAATATATTCGTGACATTATGACACGATATAAGAATAAACTGGTATATGATTCAACTACTGGTGAAGTCAAAGACGATAGACGACATCAATCAATGTTGGAAGATTACTGGTTACCTCGTAGAGAAGGTGGTAGAGGAACAGAAATTACTACACTTCCAGGCGGAGAGAACTTAGGTCAGTTGGATGATGTAGAATACTTCCAGAAAAAACTTTATAAAGCAATGCACGTTCCTGTATCTCGACTAGAGGCAGACTCTGGTTTCTCTTTGGGGAGAGAAAGTGAGATTACTAGAGATGAACTTCTTTTCAGTAAGTTTATTGGTAAATTACAAACAAGATTTGCAATGCTTTTTGGTGAAATACTTGAAAAACAATTGATTCTAAAAAATATAATTACCTCTGAAGAATGGTCTCAAATAAAAGACAGAGTTCATTATAAGTTTGAAAAGGATCATTATTATACAGAGTTCAAACAACAAGAAACACTGACTCAAAGAGTTGATCTTGCCAGAAACATGGAAGAATATGTTGGTAATTATTATTCCAGAGAATTTTTTAGGAAAAATATTCTCAGACAGTCAGAAGAAGAAATAAGAGACCAAGATACTCAGATAGAAAAAGAGAAAAAAGAAGGTGAATTTGATGGTGATATGACCGTTGATGAATTTTAGTGAGTCAACAATGTTTATAAATATTAATAGATAATTTTTTGGAGATAAAAATGGCAGAACAACCAGTACAAAGAGAATTTAAAGCTGTAGACATTGTGGATTTTGCAATGAGTGCACAACCAATAAAAGTAAACGATGCTTTCGATTCCATAATAGCGGACAAAGTAATAAGTTCTTTGGCGACGAGAAAGCAAGAAGTTTCTGCTAGTATGTTCAAAGATAAACAAGAAATTCCTGTTGAGGTAGAGGTAACAACTGAACCTGAAACAGAAGCACAACCCACGGAGGCATAATGGCATTTGCAACAAGAACACTCATAGATACAGGATCAACGGCCACTGGTAGTGGGAAAATAGTAATTATGTGTGATTTTAATAATCACGATGGAACTGGATTAATACTAGATGGAAGTGGAATTGGTGGTTTTGCTGCTAATGCTAATGTTAGTATTCGTAGGATAAGATGGGGATTAACAAGTGGAGATATCAGTGAAGATGGAAGTGGTTCTGTATTGATTACGTTTGAAGTTCCAAGTGGTACGGATATATCTGCAATCAGACTTGCAGGTGGTGGATACTATGACGGGCCAGGAATTAATGGAAGTCACGCCGGTACTGGTGTTACATCTGCAGACGTTAATGCAGTCGCGGTTCATGCAACTGGATTTGCTATGATTGAATTTTCTAAAACTTCTGGATTTACAGCCTAATGAAATCGTTTAGAGAGTTACAAACCGAATTGGTATCGTTGAAAGAAGATGGTCATACTGATGTTGCAAGTGCAGTCAGACAGTGTAAGATTGTTATAGAAGACGCAGCTCAAATATTGAAAAAACTACAGAGTATGGATTCAGAAGAATCTTTGCCTACTTGGTGGTCTAATAAGATTGCAATAGCATCAAATAGTTTTAATAAAATGAGAGACTATCTATTAGTTCCAAGTACAGAGTCAGTCAACGTTAAGGAAGATGTTATTGACCAGTTAAGAAGTATAGTAAAAAAGAAAAAAGAATCGGATATAACTTTTAAATCTGGAACATCTGTACCAATTGATGCGGATTCAGCAAAAACTATTTTGAAGACATTTGATTCACTAAATAGTAGTAATAAGAAAAAAACACAAGACAGCATGAACAAAGATACAAAATCATTCATGAAAGTCTTAGATTTTGCATTTAATAACAAAGGGTAGACAAAATGAAACTAATTTGCGAATTACAAGAAGCCGTAGATTATGAACTAGTTGAAGCAGTTAATGATAAACCGAAGCAGTACTATATCGAAGGTATTTTCATGCAGTCGGAAACGAAGAATAAAAACGGCAGAATATATCCTTTGGAAGTTCTTGAAAAAGAAGTAAAACGTTATGTGAAAGAATATGTTGAACCAAAACGTGCATTTGGAGAGTTAGGTCACCCTGACGGACCAACTGTTAATTTGGATCGTGCTTCTCATATGATTACTTCTTTGGTAAAAGAGGGGTCTAATTTCGTTGGTCGAGCAAAAATACTCGATACACCAAACGGAAAGATTGTAAAGAGTTTTATTGATGAAGGTTGCAAATTGGGTGTTTCCTCAAGGGGAATGGGAACTTTGAAATCAGAATCAAAAGACAAAGCACAAATCGTTCAAAACGATTTTTTTCTTGCAACTGCAGCAGACATTGTTGCTGATCCATCCGCTCCTAATGCTTTCGTTGAAGGTATTATGGAAGGTAAGGAATGGGTTTGGGATAATGGTTTACTCAGAGAACAAGATATAGAAAGAGCGAAGAAAATTATCGAAGCAGCTCCTTCAAAACAACTTGAAGAAATTAAGTTGAGAGAATTCAGTAAATTAATGTCTAATTTATGATTATTATAAATATTAACACGAACCAATTACTATAAATTTTTAGGAGTTTCAAATGAGTAACGAAGAAATTACAAACCAAGATGAAGTTCTGGAAGAAGTAGAACAACAGGATGAACTT